GCAGCTTGCTTTGCTGTTTCTCCCAAACCGAGGTATGTGAGAATATCCGCAATACTGGCTTTTCCGATGATGTCGCGCCCAACAGAAGTAAGATCTGTCTGTCCGGCTGTATCATTCCCCGTGAAATACGGAAGTTTATCTGCACCAGTAGCCAGACCAGCGAGCGCCGTCAGCGTGGCATCAAGAGTCTGAAAATCCTTACCGAACGCAGCGGACATTTTGGCGATAAAGCCGCTCAGGTCACCATCATCGAGTACATCCTTTCCGCTCTTACTGGCTGTGTACTGTGCCAGAGCTGCAGCGATGAAGCTCGCCTGACGCAGCGCTTTATTTACCTGTGCACTTGATGCCTTGCCCGCAGTAAAACCAGACAGGAGCGCCGGCAGCGCCTCCCAGTCAGGCTGCGGTGTAACATTAGCACCCTTGCCCGTCGCAAACGGTTTAAAATCATTTTTAGCCATCAGAGTAATGTCCCCCATGAACCGGCATCAAACCCGCTGATATATTCGTTATCCATATCAAACCCAAAAAACCTGTTTCCTTCAGAAGGCGTTTCCACCGAAGGAATTTCAATACTTCCGCCCCATACACCAGCGGCCTTTACCGTCAGATACCCTTGTCGTATCGCAGCAATAAGTTCGAGAGAGACCGATGAAATATCTGTTTCAGGAAAAACCCAGATACCTATGGTCATATCCTGGTTATCGACGATCTGCATCTTCAGACCGGACCCGTCCAGTGCAGCGTCAAGAATGGGAGGCAGAGAGTCGTTTCTTCCGTCCCAGTTGTTAATTGCTATCTTCGTTTTTAGAACGATGCGATAGGTTTCATCGCTCAGCGAGGTATAACCCGAATCCGGATCATATGGCCCCTGCCAGACGCCCTGGTCATATCCGAGTCCGTCAGTGTCCCAGCTGAAATAGACACCGCTTATTGGCTGGCTTACAATCCGGCTTAACCCTATCCACTGGCCGAGAATATCGAGTTGTATTCCTGTCGCATGATCAATATCAAAAGCGTTTATTAGCCCATTTATTGCGGCTGAGGTTTCAGCTAACGGCCTGGTCACTAAATCGATGTGTTCAACGAATTTAGGTTTTGTCGCATGATAGTTAGTAATTAAGTCCGTATATTTGCTCATGCTGCCACCGTAATAATGATATTTTCCGGCTTACAGGAGGCAGATTCGTCGTAAGCAATATTAATATTCGCCGCAGCAACAGCTTCCGGAGATTTGCCGATCAGCAACTCCTGAATATCGTAATAGCGCGCATTTCCACCACTGACGACCCCAAGGTTAGCAGGAGAATAAATCCGGCTCAGCAGTACCTGGTCACCAATCATCAGTCTGTTAATGTAATCCGCAACAGCCTGCTGAATCTGCACACCTATCTGAGAGGTGTACCCGGCAAAAACTTTTAAGGTAATTTTTCCGTAAACAGGGACATCAGTTGGTCGCGAAAAACTGATTATGTGGGGATTACCATATTTATCCGGTACGGTTACGGATGTTTTTCCCCAGGTCCGGACCCCCTGCCCTTTATTTCCCCGGATGGTTCTGGCTATTTCGGTCACATCACCACCATCAACAATGGCCGAGATGGAATGCGGAGGAAGCCCGTTACCGTCAGTCTTTCCTGTATCATTTTCATAGAGCTTGTGGCGCGTCACACCAGCAATATTAGCGATCGCCCCGTCCACGCCTTCAAATGGTGTGATGGATGGTATCGCGACACTCTGCCCCTGCCTGATGCGCAGTTCTGCGTCCGTTTCTGCAGGTGCGCCAACGGCGGCCGCTGCCGGGTTGGTTACTGACGTCCAGCCACGGGTCGGTGTATTGATAGTGGTAATCGTCCCGGCAGGAGCTGCAACCGCTCCGCTTTTGGAACAGATTGCAGTTGCCGTCACGGTGCCATCAACACCAATCACCACTGAAGCCGGAAGACGCCAGATCACGTTATTGGTGTCTTTCACTGTGCCGTTCGTAATGGCTGTTCCTGCGGTGCCAGTGAGCAGTAAATCCACGGTAGAGTTCGTTGCACCTTTGCGCGCGATACCGTTAATTTTTACGTTACTGGTCAGCGCTGCGCCGTACCCGGTAACAGGTGAAAAGCAGTTATAGACGGAAATGGCTGTGTTATTGGCATCGTGAATAGCAAGCGCCACCAGCGCCACCATCTGGCCGTCTTTGCTGTCCGGCTCCAGATAAGCGTCACTACCATAAATCTGCTGGAAATAGCTCGTCAGGGTATCGAGTATCGTCTGGTAATCAGGCGCACTGATCCCCTCAGCGGTTACCGTTGCCGATAAGCCGAGTGTGTCCAAATTGAGGGCCATTTATGCCTCGCTGGTTACTGTCGTTGTTCCGTAGATAGTGTCGATTTCAGCGAAGAACTGGACGCGGCGCGTCGTCGTGTTCACTGTGGTATTGAAAGAGAGGATGGATTTCACGCCCCGCGTTTCGAGGATGCGCTTGCGGATCGCCAGATTGTAGGTTTCCGGCTTTTGCTTACCGAGCACAGACTGAATCCACGGTGTTCCCTCTGTCTTATCGAGGAACCACTGCCCGTACCACAATGCAAATCGTGTTTTTACCGCCTGCGCGACAGCTTCTGGCGAGTTAATCAGCCAGGTATCATCGCCACTACCAAAAGTGTAATCACCTTCGGCGTCTTCACGTCTGTACCGCATTAGTTCACCTCATCTGTATTGCTTCCACCGTGTTGAACGCCGCCATGCGTATGGGTATTGTCGATCACCTTGCCGTTCGCTTTCACACTACCGATAAACTCAACAGCGCCGGTGATTTTTGATGCAACACCAGAAACAACGGACCCTACCATGCCGCCCAGCCAGGACAGCAGCCCGTGAATGGTAACTTTCGCCGAGAAGTCGGCCAGCGGGGTAACTACATCCAGACCGCCAGGCGCTACGATTTTAATTTTCTGCGTAGAGGGATTGAGCTCAAAGAACGTACTTCCGTCGTCGCTACGGAGCTGCGCGGCGCTGGTACTTATACCGCTGATTTTCTGCGCCTGTGACTGCGGCCCGACAATACAGAATGCATCCGAAAAATCATGCACCCGATCGTCGACAGGCTCCTGTACCCCGCCGTTCTGCCACCAGAAATCGATGCAGCGATCGGCGAAAATTACCAGACATTCATCACCGGCTTTCACCGGGAACGTTAGCGTGCAGCCGCCGCCGCGAGGAAATACCACCGGCACATCCACCAGCAGCGGGTAATTTTTGGTAATGCGGTTCCCGTCGTTATCAGTTTCAACCGAACGGACAGCAGGCTGCACAACCGCCGTAACCGCGTCAGGGTCGAATGACTGAATAATGCCGGGCAAAGCGACGCGGATTTGGTTCTTTGTTGTTTCCCGCTCAGATTTGAATGTTTCGGTAAGGTCGCCGCTACGGGTCTGGTCAGATACTGCCATTTGGTAGGCTCCAGAAAGCAAAAAACCCGCCGGGTGGCGGGTTACTGATCAAATATCAGGATATAAATTATCAGGTGTTGGTGTTACACCTTTTTCGGCTCATCTTGATGGCAATAGTCTTTAAGAACGATTTTTGCCTCGCCATAAAAGACCAAAGCCAACAAAGTTCCAGCCAGTGACCATATAGCATTAATTCTTTTCCGGAAGGAGCCGCCAAAGGTTATGACTAAATCAGTTTTCAAAGTACGCCTCTCAAAATCCGTAGGGGAAGAGTTGATCCCTTATATCGAGGAGATCATCCCCGCTGAAGCCAGAAAAATGGGTGTAAGGGCGCGGGTAGGTGATTCAGCGCCTTCTGCATCCTCACCCGCATCAGTGATACTCGGATACATTTTTGAATTTATCCAAAACAAAGATGTTTGTTATAGCGTCGCTGCTGTTGTGGCCGCATGGATTAGAGCAAAACACAGTAAGAAGATAATCATCAAAAAAGGCGGCTACAAAATCGAAGCAAGCAACCTCACCGATGAAGAACTTTTTAAACTATTCAGTGAGGCTAAAGACGAAATCGAAATCAAAAAGGAATGATTAAAGAAAGTGCCTGCCTTCAATCAGGCACTTTCTTACACGGGAAGGATCCAATGATCCTCGGCGCGTCCATACTGTTCTGCAGCAGTTGGACGTTAAGGAAAGCTTTTCCGTTACGCTTCACAAACTCAAAGCCGTAATTGTTGCCATCACGGGAAGGCATCAGGCCCATGTCCATTTTAATGTTTGAGTAATCACCATCTTTTCCCAGAAATTTGATTTTCTGAGATGTGACAGTCTCACCGTTAATAACAGTCATTCCGTCACCGGTCATTGTGTAATTGCCGCACTGAATTGCAGCCATCGCCGGCGCAGTAACCATCATTGCTAACGCCAAACAGAACCGTTTCATTGAAGCCCTCTTTCCCTCGCTGATGAGGAAACAAGATCCGCCGCGCCACGCGCTTCGCACATCATGTCCATGTACCACGCCTGGCCCCTTGTATCACCAGTATACATAATGCCTTTCACAACATAAACGCCATCCGTTGCGATGCTGGCAGGCTGCGCCGTGGTGCCGCTGAGTGTGATATTGCCGTCAGTGTTCTGGTCGGTGATGCGGCCACCAGCCATAGCAATATCGTTGTTCGACAATGCAGTACGGTACACCGAAGCCTGATCCAGTTGAATTAGCCCGTTAACCCGGATGTTCGGGTTAATCAGCGCGCGGACGTTAACGCCATTACCGATGGTCTGCTGAGGCATGCCGATCAGCCCGGTGGCGCTGTTGAGCACAATCGCGTCGTGCATGTATTCACCTTCGGGCAGCATATTAAGCTGACCATCCACGAACTGCCAGGTGGCGCCGCACTGAGCAGCAACGTTATCCATAAGATGCCGTGTCATGCCAAACAGCGCACGTCCGCGCGGGAAAACAGTCGGGGGGAATACCGGAGTGCGACCAACGGTCGCGCCTTTGGCTTCGAAGTCCTTCATCAACAGCCTGAACATATCTTCTGTCGTGTAACCCGCTGCCAGCGTCTGATTGGTAATGCTGGTGGCAAATGCCAGATCCGTATCGGCGGCCTGAATCAGGACGTAGGAGTCAATGGGACTGTCTTTTCCTGTGACCGAGTAGCGAATTTCCCCACTAAAAATCAGTCCGTAGTTGCGCCCGTCGCTCTGGCCCACCGTGTCGGCGTCGACTTCCCGCGCAATGCCGACATCGCTGGCCGCCACCTCCGGCGCGATACCGTCGTAACCGGCCATCAGCCGCACTTTCGAAAACTCCTGGCCGGTGATGCGGTTCACCGTATCAGCTGACAGGTTGTAGATTTTGAACGTTCCCACCCGGGACGCGCTGCTGATGTTGAACCAGTCGATCGTAAAGGTCACTTTAAAATCGCTGAGTTGAATACCCTGTCCGTTTTCGCCCACGAGCTGCAGCTCGAAATGCCTCATCCAGTTCTGTGACATGCTTACTCCGTTAATACCAGTAAATGACTGCGACCGCCCAGGTCGGTTTTCGTCGGATAATCCTGTGTACTGTCGTCACACATCACCACCAGCTTAAAACTCAGTCCCATGTATGCATACTGTGCCAGCAGGTCGACGCCAGTGACCAAAGGAATGCCGGAGATTACCGGCTCCCCCCTGTCGTTCTGCAGGTCCATGATCCAGTACAGGTCACGCCAGATGATGCGAATCCGCCACGTGATACCCGCCAGGATGATGCTGAACTGCTGGTTATCCGCGGTCAGCGGAATTTCCTGAATAGTCATTAACCCAGCCCCAGAAAAGCCGCACCACTCTGCAATAAAGAAGTGTTGGGCGGTTTAGTTGTTTTGGTTCCGGTATTGAGGACTGGCGACGTGCTGGCCCCGTCCTTCATGTCGGTTTTATCCGCGACGGTTACCTGCTGCGTCTGCGAGATGAGAACCTCCCTCAGGGTGAGGACGGCGGACAAGACATTTTCGGTCGTCCTGTCGGTCGTCACCTCCAGTGCGCGGATCAGCATGTTGCTATACAGCCTTTTGCCGGTCACCACATCGAAGGGAATACGGCTTTCCTGCAAGTCGAGTATCTCCTGATACGTCTGCTGAGGACTCAGACCCAGTAAGCTGGTGGCCGTCAGGTTACTGGCAAAATCCAGCAACGATCCGCCACCAGCGAAACCGACCTCCATCACCACTTCAGACGGTTTTTTGTAGGCATGGTCAGCGATGGCGGCACCGACCTCGACAGGGTGCTCTGTTATCTCTAGCGTGTCGGTGTGCTTCTCTGAAACAACCACACTGGGAATAAGCACCCCAATTCTCCTGGACTGCTGATGAAAGAGAGTAGAGAGAATATCCATTAACCCACCTTCGTTTGATTGCCGCGCATGAGCTGGGCATTTGCAGACTGCTGCCGACGTTCTACCTGATTCCCCACGGAGTGCGGATCACCACCACCGTAAATGTGATAGGTGTTCTGTTGCTGGACCTGAGCTCCGGGGGCGGGCATGTTGCTTAACACCTTCGGAATGTAGTTGCGGGTTTCCTGAGGCATAAGGGCCATCCCGTGTTTCTGTACATTCCCGATCCCCCAGTTATATGACGCCAGCGCCTTGCTCAGGTCACCGCCATTCGCCCGCAGCAACTGCGAAAGATATTTTGCTGCAGCCTGCGCAGCCTTCTCCGGATCGAAAACATCATTCCCGCGCAGCCCCATATCTCGTGCAGTGCCGTCCATAAACTGAAACAGGCCTTTAGCGCCGGCGCCGGAAACTGCAAACTGATTCCCGCCTGATTCAGTTATGGCCACACTGCGCAATAAACCTTCCGGAAGCCGGTATAGGTGTTCCAGATTGGTTAGCATCGGCTGCATCCATCCCAGCAGCTCAGCGCCAGCTTTTGTTGGTTGTGGCCGCTTAACTGACTGTCCGTGTTGTTCAGGGTCATCACCCCCAAACCAGCCGCGAACCGTTCGGCCTACGCTGCGGGGATCGAATCCCCAGTGCTCTTTAATCCAGTCGGCGGCACCGTTGGCGCTGTCTGTTACCATTGGCATCGCTGACGAATTTTCGCTGCCCTGATTAAGCATCTGTTTGCCGATGCTGGCGGCATCGGCCCAGCGACCGTCTTTAATGGCATTGAGCAGGTCGGCGATCATGTTCAGCATTTTGCTGAACTCCCCCATCTGGTCGATGAAATTGCTGAAATCCCATTTCAGGGACCACGATTTGGGGTCAATGTTGAGCAGTTTCGCCAGTGCTTTCGCCAGGTCGTTAACGGTCGCTTTCAGGTCACGAACCATCTTCAGCGCGACGTCGACCTCCGGTTTCCATTTCTCCCAGTCAATCAGGCTCTGGCCGCCTTCCTTCCAGGTCTGATAGTCTTCCCACAGGAGGGCGATCCCCGCCGCCAGCGCGGTAATGAGGCCAATCGGCGACATCCAGAACGTGCTGTTCAGAATGCGCAGCGCAATCGTCAGTGCGCCAAACAGCGAGATCAGTTCCCGCGTTTGCTTATCCAGTGATTGCCACCAGGTGATAAGGCTGGATGTTCCCTCAATAAGCCTGAAGAACAGGCGCCCGATGATATCCCCGAGCGTCAGAATACCTTTTATGGCTTTCGTCAGGGTCTGCTCGATGCGCGGGAAGTTATCCAGGATGTGGCGGCGCAGCGTGTCCAGCGAACCCGCCAGACCACCAGCAAGATTAGAGCCGATCTTGTCACGGGCCAAGCCTGCCATCGCGCCGAACTCGCGCAGGGAGGTCATGAACCTGTTGGAGCTTTTGGCCGCCTCGTCAGCATTGAAACCGATGGCCTTTGCCATCCCGCTGTACTGGCCGGAGAATCCCCCTAAACCCCGGCGCATCGCCATAAGGATATTTTCATCAATGCCCAGCATCTGCGCATACTGGTTAGCCCGGTAATACGGCATGCTGCTGAGCTTCTGGCCGACGCCCGTAAAAATGGTGGCCATATCGCGCATATTCCCGCTGGCGTCCCGGGTCTGTACGCCCAGGCGGTTCAGAAAGCCTTCCGCGCCGGGATTATTACGCACAAACCGGGAGAGGCTTTCCAGCGAAGTCCGCGCCGCGTCCACACTACCGCCCACCTGCGAAACTGCGTAGCCAATCGACTGAATCCCCTGAACCGTCGCGCCGGTGCGTTGAGATGCCCAGTAGAGATTATCCAGACCGGAGGCAATTTTCGCCGTAAACGCAACAACGGACAGCGCCGCACCTTCCACCGCCAGCCCTGTTTTTATGGCATTTGCGGTGACGCCAGCAAGAACAGATTCAAATTTCTCGTATCCGGCTTCATCAATATCAAAGCCAAGGGAGACGAGAAAATCTTTAATAGTCTCAGCGTTCATTATCCTCTCTCCATTTCTCAATACGGCGCTGGTTGTCAGCCTTAACGGCCAGATGGTCATTCATCAGCGCGATATCGCACAGATCGACAGACCCATCCTTCAGCGCGTAATAAGGGATTAACCCGGCGTCAACCGGGTCAAGGAGATAAGACAGCCCGTCAGGCAGGCTGTTGAGGGTTAACCCTGAGTCTGGTCCGGCGTCTCGCTGGTAAGGCTCACGGGCAAAAAATTTCCCAGCGAATCGGCGACCACCCGCGCCACCAGCTGCAGCATGGTCAGCAGGTCGATATCGTCAAACACCAACTGACCGCTGTTAAATACCGGGGTCCATCCACCCATATGTTTGCGTGACACCACAGCCAGGCAAGGATGAATAATCGCGTTGGTGTCATCTTCGGTCAGGGAAGACAGTTCATCGGCGATACGCGGCAGCAGGGTTTCAAATACCGGCTTTAACGCATCAAATTTTGCGCCATCGATTTTGCCATCTGCAGGCAGAAGGGAGCGAATGCTCCCGAAATCTGACATCATGCCCGCCAGCACCGGCAACAGTTTGCGGGTCACTTTCAGCTGATCAAAAACGCTGAGTTTTGCCACTCGGTAATCGTGGCCTTTGACTGAACATTCCATCTGTTAAAACTCTCCGAGGATCTGGTCGATTTTGCCGCAGTCAAATACCCAGGGCATCGTATTACCGGCTTTCGCGTTGGCGTTATCCGGCTGTTTCTGGAACGCCACGCTGCGCGCCGTGATAATGTCACCGCTTACCTTATTTCGGATCACAATGACATTGTTCCCCCAGGTACCGGAGGACTGGCTTTGCGCGTTATACGCCAGAGACAGCTTTTTGTTTGTCGGCGAGGTCTTCAGCAGGTTGACGGTTACAGTGCCGCTCTTGTCTGCGTGAAGGCTGTGCATCACTTCACCATCAGCGCCGATTGTCATGGTGTTTTTAGGGCCGGCCATAGCCACGGTGATCCCTTCCTCGGAGCTGGCGGAGCCGTAACCCAGATCAATTACACCAGTCGGACCAGAAATGGACGCGGTGACATCCATAAAAGAATAAGTAGCCATTCATTTTCCCCTTAGCGAACGACGTTGATCTGTACGTCAGCGAAATGCACCGCACCCGCCAGCTTGCAGGCCACCTGAATAACCGGTGCCTTACGGGCTTCGCGGTCAGCCTGCGCCTGCTCGGACAGGGGTTGCGCGTAGACGTAATAACCTTTGGTCAGCGTATCGCCGGAATCCAACTGCCCGATTGGGCCACCGTTCCATACGCCAGCTGCCACCAGCCCGTTCGTCACGGACTGATCCATAGACTGCTCAACATTGGACAGAAGACGTGTAACACCCGCATCGGTCTGAGGCACTTTGGTTGTACTGGTGTACAGCAGGTTATACAGGTTGGTCTGAACGTAGTTCTGCAGCCAGTCGAGCCCGTGGCGCTCATCAAAGAAATCACCGCTGGACATGACGCCCTGCTGCAGGATTGCCGTATCGTTCTGGTAATACACAAACACGTTGCATTTTTTGGCATCCAGCGCCGCCGCCTGATCAGTCGTCAGAGTTTCGTAAGTGATCCCCGGCTCCTGTTTAAATTTCAGGGTAATGGTGGTATTGCTGCCGTTGAAATTCACCGTAAACGCGCGGCCAAATGCAGACAGCGCAGCGTACTTGCTGCTGGAGGAATACTGTACGAACGTGCGCCCGTATTTTGCCGCCTTCAGCTTGTAGGCCAGATCCCCGGTTGAAGTGGCGTCAACGGTGGCGGGATCGCTGGTGGTAATTGCCAGAATGCGGCTGACGCCCGAAGCTTCTACGGCTGCAGCAACTTTCAGCCAGTCGTCATCTGCAATATCCTCTTTGTCTGCAATACCGAGACCATACCAGTTGGTGTAGCCCATTACGGCGTTAACCGCATCCATCAGATTTTCAGCAGCACCCGCCTCACCCGTTGCCAGTGTTTTAGCCCAGCGACCTACATACACCTCTTTAGGTCGTGGTGACTGGGAGAAATAGACTGTTGCTGCTTCATATTCCGGGCTATCCACGCCGAAATCTGTGCCGATATCTTCCGGGGATGAGTAGAGGCGAATGCGCTCAGAAACCGGGATAACCGTTGAACTCCCGAGAATGAGCAGTGAACCAAAGTTTCGACCAGTAGCCGCACGCGGCCCAATGATCACGTCGACATTAACGACGTTTGAGACAGGTAATCCCTGCGGCATAATTTACTCTCCGAAGAATGAAACGGGCGCATCTTGCAGCGCCAGGATGTTGTACTCTCGAACCACTTTCCGGCGCAGCCGCACTTTCATGTCGTAACGGCGTACCCACTGTTGGTTAATAAGCTCGGGGAAAGGGACAATATCGCCATAGTCAACGAGCGAGAGATCCGACTGGTTCAGCTCGGCGTTGTTTTGCTCAACCGATATTCCGTCACGGAATCGCGAAGCAATTTGCATCCCCCCCGGGCCGTAGAACGACGCCATAGCGACAAAATCCTCATGCCGCCAGAGCTGTGTTCCGGTATCGGTCTGTTGAGTGAATGCGGGGCTGTTATCAATGGGCCATTCGATGATGCCAAACGCGCACCAGTTCGTTTCAGCTGGCAGCAGTGGCGGCTGATCTTTCTGCCATCGGGGGCGAACCATTCCAGTCGGCAAACCGGAAACGTTGCGCATCCACTGGCTTAACAGCCTGTCTAGCGCTTCGTCATAATCCGGATCGCCGCTGGTAGGTGTCAGCCAGCCGCACTGTGTGCTGGTGTTATTGCTCAACGGGAGTACCCCCATCAAACGGCAACAGTTCGCAATGAGCCTGGACGAAGCCAGCACCGTAAGCGGTATACGGGTCGACGAACGTCACACGATAATCCCGGTTCTGATACGTCACGATATCGGCATCACGGCCAGTCTGCCCCTGCGTGAGTCGCTCAGTCGTCACGATTAAAATCGCTCCGCTGATAACCTGTCCGGACTGCATGCGGCGGTTTTCCAGTGAACGGTCAACGGTAACAACTCCGGCAAACTGCGTTTTAACTTCGCTGTCGCTACCAATCCCGTCTTCGTCCACTATCTGTACCCGACGCGTTACCCAAAGGTTGAAGTCACAAAAATCCGGGTCGAAAAGAACATCGGTTACATCAAGAATCGGCATCTTTATCCCTCACTACATGGGTTATTGAGGCGAGATATTTGCCAGTATCGTAAAGAGGCTTAGCCAAAGTGGTGCCCGGAGATTCACCAGCAGCACGCCGCGCAAGTTCCGCTTTCGCACCTTTACGCCCACGGCGCGCACGCGCTTCAACGGTGCTATCTGCAAGCGGAGTAAAATTGGCAGCTTTGATGTGATTTTTCACCCCTCTTGCAGCCACTGTACCTGCGCGGTTGAGTGCTCTTTCCGCTCCCGCCGCATTACCATCAAGCGCAGCCTGTGCCGCAGCTTTAAGCTGTGGCATCGTCTGGTCTTCAACTGATTTAACGCCGGGTACAAGATGCGGACGTGGTGGGATGTTTTGTGCAGGTGAACCGTATTCGTTGATATACCCAACCCCGGCATTACCGAACGGCACATCATCCCGATCGCTGTCTTCCGCAGGGATACCGACCAGCACATCCTTTTTGGTTAGCGACTTTAGCGCATCCAGTATTGCCTGGGCGTTATCAACCCTCGTTGTTACACCGCTTTTGAAACTCATAGCTGGCGTCCCCCCGCACCGAACATCGTGAGCAGCTGATAAAATTCAGCGCCATACCGGGTGTTATTCCAGAAGCCTGCGTCAGGGTTTAGCGTCGCGCTGGTGTCATAGCTGACGCTTACCTTGTCAACGGACTTAGAGGACTGAACACCATTGGTTGAACCGCCCGGACCGCCAACCAGCATCGCCCGGCTATCTGCCGCCCAGAGCGTCATATAGTGCGCAACGAACAACTCGGCAAAGTACGGAAACAACTTTTTGCCGGTAACGTTTTCGCTCAGCAGCACATCGGCCAGATTCAGACGAAACTGGATTTGTGCTTCGGGATATCTGGCAGGGCCAGCAAACTGCGGGAAGTCGCGGCGAAAATCACTTACTGTTGGCAGGCTTTGATTCTTTGGCATCTTTCGCCCCATTACCGCCAGTCCGGGCGGAAGTAATCTGCGCCTGAAGGCTGTCGTTCTGCTCCTGCAGCTTGAGCAGAGCGTCTTTCAGATCGGCAATCAGTTTATCTTTATCGGCAATCTGCGCCTGAAGGCTGTCAATAACGGGTTGCTGGTCATCAGTTTCATTCGATCCGCTTTCGGAAAGCTCAGCGTGCGCCCGGGTAAACCAGTGCGACGCGACCTCTTCTGGTACGTTATGCCGTCCCCGGCCAAACTCCTGTTTTGACTGATCGCCGAGCGTCAGCGTAAACGGGGTGTGAACATGGATGGTAACCAGCTTTTCTTTCGCCATTTTTAGTTTCCTTCTGGCCCCTTTCGGGGCCATTCTGGTTATCAGATACCGTCCACGTAGGACAGGGTTTCTTTGTACACTGGCTCAACCGCACCGAGCTTGCCGTAGTAGGTCGCAATCTGGTACAGACCACGATACTGAACAGGAACGCTTTGCAGCGGAACCAGTGGATAGCGGACGTATTTCTTATCGTTGGTGTAGGCGACCATACGGTCTTTACCGCCAACCCCGCGCCCTTTCAGCCATTTGACCGCTTTGATTTCCAGCGGAACGCCGTTCTGGTGGAAAGCGATAGTGTTCACAGCCAGATAGGTCAGCAGTGACTGGTTACCCGCTTCGGAAACCTTACGGCTCGCCAGCAATGAATACTGCTCTGGCGGAATGCGCAGATCAGAAGGCACGACGGAATAACCGGATGCTGCCCAGGCATTCGACAGAATGCTGTTTACGCTGTCGAGGATCTCATCGTTGGTGGAGTTAGCCCAGGTCTTCGTCGCGTTGTTCAGCGTCACACCAACGAGATTCGTCAGACCTTTCAAACCAAGCGCTTCGTCTCCGACGTAAACCTGTTCGTCGTTATCCATCTGCCATTTAAGCTGCATCCCGTCGTACTTCTGAGTGTCGATCGGACGGCCTACCTGCTGTGCCGCAGCCAGCTCAACAACAGTCCATCCCAGCTCCATCCCCCAAAGGTTCAGCGGATTGCCGTCTTTACTGATATCAACATTAACGCCAGCAATGGCAGTTGAATCTTTGCCTACCCAGTTTTTACCATTCGGATTAGCGCCAGAACCTGCCACGCCAAAACTGGTATTCGTCCAGCTGGAAATGTCATCTGCGATAGAGACGTCTTCGCGCAACTGGATATCACGTGTCCAGGTATAACCCACCAGTGGCAGATTCAGCCCCTGGTCGAGTCGCTCCAGCTCCCCGATGAGAAAGGCACCGGAGCTATCAACGGTTGCCTGATCAAAAGTAATCATTCGTCTGTTCCTTAAATCTTCCAGGAGATTTCTGCGTTGCCGTTAGCGTCACCGGCCCCCGTAAAAAAAGCATCAGGTAACGCGGCTGTTTTGCCTGTCACCTCTGCTGCCGTGATCCCGCCAAGCGGAACCGGGATGGAAGCATCGGCTGATACCACGATGTACACCACGCCCCCTTTTTTAACGGACGAAGCATCAGCACCCACGTTTACCGTCATGTACCCACGCTTCATGGCGTCGCCCGGGAAATTCTTATCAGAACCCACCTGGCGAACCATGTCTGGTTGCGATGTGGTCGGATACGGACGAACGTAGATACCCTTCACCTTGTCGACGGTGTCCCCCTCCGCCAGCGGCACGAAAAAGCCGTCAGCGTCGTATTTGCCAGCCAGACCATACGCTGCGAAGGCGTTATCGGATTTAAGGATCACCGGTTCGACGGTTAAGTCCTGCGGGCGAGAGATAGCCCCGGCAATGCCAACAGGCATCCGGTACAGATATGCAGTCATTGGATTATCCTTTGCGGTTAGACCAGAAGTCGGCGTTTTGTTTGTTCAGGGAAGCGATGCTGGTCATGCCCATGCCTGGACGTTGTGCATCGCCCGTGGTGCTGCGGGTGTTTCTCCCTTTTGCAATCTCAGATACGGCGTTAAACGCCATATCAACCGATTGTTTAGGTAATTTGCGGATATCAGCGTCACCGACAACCTGGCGAACCAGTGTTTTGTCTGCGGCCGCCAGCACATCACGTTTAAATGCAGTCGGTTTCACCTTACGGCTCAGATCGATACCCGGGATAATGACTTCAGCGCGATAGGCAGAGTCACCAGTAATCGTGGTTTCCTCTTCGTTGTCCTCGCCGTCGCCGGTCGGGTCTTTCTTATCTTTATCATCAGGGGTGTCAGCATTATCGCCCGTTGCCGTTCCTTCCAGCTTAGCCAGCAGGGCCTTGAGCAGGGTTTTGATATCGTCCTCGCCGTCGCCGGTCACATCTCCGCCCATCTCCGGCTTTTTGTCCGGCAATGGTTGTTGCGGTGAAAGGTTAATGTTGAGATTAACGCCGCCCGGCAGATCACCTTCATCACCCGTTACAGCCGCTGGCGCTGAGTCCAGCAGTTCGTTCATGGTGTCCGAGTCACCTGTTTTGATGGCCGTGCGCATGCGGGTCCACCAGCTTTTCTTTTGATTTGCCATTGTGTCTCTGTCTCCAATTGCACAACGATTTCCGGCTCTGCCCTTAGGGACAAGAGCCACATGGTTTCCGGTAATATCGACCTGCCTAGCTTTGCCCGGTTCGGTCTGCTCGTACTCCGCGTCATAACCACACGACACTTCGCGCAGACCATCCTCGATTAGCTGAATGGCGCTTTCGTCTTTGACTATAAGGTCAGCCAGCATCAAATCAGACTGGTCTCCGGTCCCGCGTCGAACGTTCTGAAGATGCCCGACAGCAAGCTCTTTCCAGTTTTCGGGATTCACCAGCCGCACATTCCCGTTTTCATCTTCAGGATGCAGGATCGTGATGCTCATCCCTTCAAATGAGGCGAGCGTGGCCGGATGGAATACCTGCTCAGGAGAGCGCGTTACGACTATCTCACCGAACTTGTCAGGCTTGAGGTTTGGCAGATCAGCAGCGCCGTAAAGCTGCTTACCCGTTCGACCTATCGGCACGTCTTTACACAGCAGGGAGCCGTCAGCCAGCTGATAGCGGGTTTCCCCCAGCCGGGTATTGAAAAAATATTTCATGTTTTACCTGCGATTCAGGCGAGATAAGAATGAGGGTTGGGGAAGACGATCTCTTTATAACAGCGGCAGTTCGGGAGCTCGCCAGCGTGACCGGTCATGCCGTCAAGCGTTGGAGGTCGTCCCCATTCGACAAACTTCCCTTCCATCTCCCGATGAGAATGCCGGACGTCGCCATCTTCGGCTGTACGCCAGATATAACCATTCGAGCCGATTGACAGCGCACGCGCCTGATCAAGCGCGCCGGTTGCACGTCCAAGCTCGGTACGGGCGATAAGATTCGCTCGTGAGCTTGACACGTCACCGGACGCTGCTATCTCTTTCGCGAATGGCTCAGCCCGTCCGCCAGTCACAACAGCCTCAATAGCCTTGTTCTGGATGTTGTACACCCTGTCAGCAGCTTCAAGGGGTAGCGATTTGATGTACCTGACCTGCTGCGCGATGATGGACTGCATCACCTGACCTACCGGGGCGCGGTCGACCATGTTGCGCAGCTCTGCGCTGATGTTCCGGCTGTGCTGACGCCACTGCTTTTCATTCTGGCGCGCAATGTCGGCGGTAAAGTTCACAGCAACCTTCGTCGCCCACGGCGTTATAATTTCGCTGTAGCGCTCCAGGGCTTCCATGATTTCGGTGACGCTATCATTTGAACCATCGTAGTGCCCTTTTACGATATCCCCGACCGCCCGCGCTATCTGCCGTAGGCTCGTTCGATATCGGATCTCCGCCTGTCGGCTCTGGCGGTTTGTCGACAAGTTCGCCGATGTCGGGCGGCGCTTCGTCTTCGGCATTCTCGATATCCTCGTCGGTAATGGATGCGCCGATGCCAGTAACATCGGAGTTTTCACGCAGGTCGGTCATAGCGGCTTTGGTTGTCATCAGCCCTGCATCCAGCGCATTGACAATCGCCGTGGTGGTATTCACAGCCACCGTTGAGCGGTCCACATCTGACATCTGCCATAGCGGGTTAAACTCAAACGTGAAATCGTCCGGCAGCGGCTTACCGAGCTCCGAACGATGCATAATGTCCAGCACCCGGCGCACTGGCAGGCGTAAGCGGCGCTCCTGCAATGAACTGACCCGGTCATAATAGTTGGCAAGGTCTGCGTCACCCGTTGAGAAACCTTTAGGGGACTGCCCGAAGAGGCGCACCAATGGAATGCCAACAGCACCGCTAATCTGCTCGGCGAACTGCGAAAGAATGTCATCCAGACCGCTGAAACTGTACTGGTGGGTTTCGAAGGTATCCTTGGCATCCATTAGCGTCATGCCTTCATTGCTCTGAAACTGGCGGATCAGATCAATGTTTTTCAGCAACGCCTCGAATGCCGGGCCGCCCAGTGCAATAAGCTCACGGAGTTTTTCCACTTTGTAGGTCCGCAGATGCGCTTTGTAGACCAGCTGCGCCGCACCGACAGTGGCGCTGTCGAACGCAGTAAGCCGATCCCAGATACGCTCTACAACCGACATTCCCCATTCGTTCTCGGTCATCTTCTGCTGGAATGGCAGCGTCACCCCATCGAAGCGAATCAGGCGGCTATGGTGAATACGCCAGGCGGGGATGCCCGTTGCGGTGGTCACCACATCATAAAGCTCAGGCTTGCCGAGATTCGGCCCCATTTCTTTAATGCGGCGGGTCAGTACCGGGTTAATCATCCAGCGGTCAAGCGGAAGAATACCCTTAAACTTGCCTTCACCAATGGTTTCGAGCCGTAACGGGGTCATGGGCGCCTGACCTTCTATCATGATGAAGCCCACCGCGCCGCCGTAGAGACGAGACCATTTCAGTACGTCGTTCAGCGCATCCCAGATTTGCAACTGATCCAGTTGCGCTTCGAGAGTGCCACGGTCTTTTGCGTCAATCTCAGAAGTGATGCGAATGCCTTTGCGGGTCATGTCGTCGGGGATAGCATCTACCGCTTCACCGATGAGCCAGGATGAGCGATAGGACCATTCCACCAGCATACGGTTGCGGCTGGTGAAGTTCGCCCTGTAGGTCGATGCGGAGTGCTGGTTAGGCGTCTGCATCCCCACGCGGGCGACAAAGTTCTCGTAGCCGTCGGCAGTGGCCTGTACCGTTCGTCGCGAGGCTTGTTTGTTTCGTGCCATCAGGCCTGTCTCCCTAGCAGCTCCCAGATGTTGAGGGCTGAATTCATTGGCGCGTAGCTGATCATCACCGAGTCGGCGAGGTTCGGCGACCTGGTGCCGTCAGGCTGTTTATCCACAACGATTTTCCCCACGCCGTTAATGGAGTAGGTTGGCTGCGAAAGCTCGATGATGAGTTTGTCTTTGCTCTCCATCGTGCTACTGATGGAGATAATTTCGTCCGGGTTGTAGGCCATACCTTCAACAACGGCGCGGTAGGTATTCCGGAAGAGCTTGCGTAAGTACCACCAGCTCTGTGCCTTGGCGTTGGCGAAGAAATCCTTGTTCAGGCGTGCAGCCTGCCCATTGTCGCCCCGTACGGCTTCGTCATCAGGATCGAATACCGCGCCGCTACCACGAAACGGTGTGGCAAGTATTGGGGGCCTGCGGGCGGCTTTGCGTAATTCGTTAATGGCACGCGCATCGCCGCGAACGCCAGCCCCCAGACCGTCCTCGTCGAAGCGAAACTCTTCGAGATTATCCTGTTCACAAAAGCCGAAGACCTTCTCAACAGACTGGTAAATGTCGCTGCCCACGCCGGACCATTCCCGCACATTCTTCAGAAGGAAACCGTGACGGGTTGAAAAGGCGTTTTTGTCCCGACCTTCGTCGGCGACGTCCATCGCCCCCAGTCGTTTGCCAGTTGGCTGGATGCCCAGCCTGATATGTGCATCAACAGCAGCCTGTACCCAGTCTGAGGGGATCAGGACACCTTCCGCTGATGCGCTGTAGTTCAGGTCAAGCTCCTGCGCCACTACCACCGGATTGTCGATTTTCTCGCATTCCCTGCGATACCATTCATCATCCTTACGGGGGTCGCTGCTCCAGTGGAATGTGAATACCGGTATCTTTCCGCCGTGTCGTTTCTGCGCAAAAGGGTTCGCCATGCCGTTGACCGAACTCAGGTCAATACGGCAACGGGTGGTTTGCGATAACGCCGCATCAATCAGTAGCGGGCGTTGCAGAAATGCAGCCTCATCCACCAGATAGAGTGTGGTTCGGTCACCACGTCCAATATTGTCACCAGCTTCGCCCTTGATGACCGCGCCTGTCTCAGGAAATTCAACACGCATGTACGGTGCATGCTTCTTCTCATTCCACGACCCACGAAACTCGACGGGCAACGTCTCTACAAACTTGCGCGCCTTCCAGAACAGCGCCTTAGGGTCACCAGTACTGTCGACATATTCTTCTTTACGGGAACCGAAGCCGATGACCATCTCTTTGTTAAACAGGCAAAGCGAACAGGCCATCCCGATCGCCGTCCAGCTCAGCCCCATTTCACGGGATTTTTCGGTGATACCGTTCTCCCGCTTGCCCCAGCGTTCCATAATCCAGTGAATCCACTCTTCCTGTTTCGGGAATAGCAGAAAAGGGATGGTGACTGGCAGGCCATAATCGATATTACGCGGATCCGTCGTCATGCCCCAGTCGATGATGAACTGAGCCGGGTTAGTACGATAAAACTGCTTCAACGCGGGCAGCATCTCAGGATGCTGGCGAATACGCAGCAAACGCTCCATTCGCCATTCAAAAACCATCTGGTAATCAGGATTTTTGAAGTCAAAGGGGAACGGTAAAGGCATAGCTAACCCATCATCTTTTGATACGCCTCCGCAGCTTGCTCAGGCGTTAAATTGGTAACCTCGGTTCGGATTGGCGTACCATCCGGGCCAGTTAGTTCATTTTTCACGTTGTCTTTAAACGCCTGAATAGCGACATGGCGCCCCAACAACTCAAGGTTTTTAACCTTGTCGGGCCACTTAATCTTTTTAAGAATACCCACCATTGCGCGGTCATCCCCGCGCCCCTCGAACATTTCGGCCAGGTTGAATCCGCTAAGGTACCGACGCCACGATTCCGGCCACTCAGAGAGTGGCTTAACGCTCAAATCGTCTTCGAGAATATCGGCCACATCGAGCTTGTCGATCTCCACCAGCCGCATCAGCACATAATTCGCGTCGATGCCCAACTGGTCGATACGCTCCTGCTTTAGCTCGTTGATGCGGGCGCGTATTTCAGGTTTGCCGTAAAGCTCAGCCCCTGTAACATGCGCTCGCTTAGCGGCGTATCCTGCACGGATAGCGGCTTGAGTGGCATTCAGATCGACAAGAAACTCGCGGCAAAACACCTCATGCTTTGCTTTCAGCTTCTTGGTCATATTGATTGTCCTGTGTATGGCTACTGAGCCAGGCACTGTGTTCTGATATAGTCCTGCGCCCCTTCCAGTTGCTTTTGCATTGTTGTCACTCGCTCTTTGAGGGTGAAATAATCCCGTTGAGCGGAGTCTGCCAGTCTGGGGCGGGCTGCATTATCCACGCGGGCGGCGGAGGTGGATTTACCTGCCGGCACTGCGGGACAGGTGGCGTTGACGAGCAGGCGACGACGGCCAGCGGCGACATCACCGCGCAAAGCATCATTCTCAGCTTTCGCATCAGCGAGTTCCTTTGTATATCTTGCATCGAGGGCGGCAACATCACGCTGGCGCGTTTGCATATCGGTAATTGTCCCGTTCGCCAGCGTCAGACTACGGCTGGCGGTATCGCGCTGCGACTTATACTGAATGGCGTTGTCGCGGTAATGCTCTGTTGCCCATGCAAGTGCAGCAATCAGCAAAGTCACTGAGAGTTGCAACCAGTATTTTTTCAGCAATACAGGTAACAGATTCATACCAGCACCGATTTTGCTTTCTCAAAGCGCTCCCGCCGATCACCAATACCGTTCTGTCCTCCGTTGATTATCTGCGTAACGCGTACCA